ATAGAAGCACCAAAAGGACGATAATATTCTCTATTTTTTATTTTATTGATTATATCTCGGCCATTTTTAATTCTTGGATCCATCAATATAGACCTGTTACCTAAAGCCCGTGGACCTATTTCTCCACGACCTTGATACCAAGCAACAATTTTACCTAAAGAAAGTAATTCTGCAACTTTTTGTATTGTATCTTCTTGAATTTCTGTTTCAGGACATTCATCAGTTTGTGAAAAAGGGAAATTTTTAAGCTTAATTTTTGGTAAATTATGTTTTTGTCGAAGATATTCTATACCACCTAAAGAAACTCCTTCATCACCAGAATGTGGTAATATTACTAAATTTTTAAAATGTTTTTTTAATAAAGTATTCCAAATAATATTTTGAGCCACACCACCACTATAATGTATTATGTCATCTGGTTTTGCATATTTTTTGAATAGATTTAAAATTATTTCTCCACACCTATAATGAACGGTTGTAGCCCAATTCAATATATCATCATCACTTAATTCTTTTTTTCGATATTCCATATATTTGTATAATGAAAATAATTTAGAACCTTCCAGTTTTGGGTGAGGATTTGTAGACACAACACCAATGAGTTTTGCACCAATATTATACTCATCATATATTTGTAATTCTTTTAAAAAAGAATAATCTATTACACCATAACTTTGCAATCCCATTACTTTTCCTGCCCAATCCAATGGATGACCAGAAACATTTAAAATTTTTCCTAAAAATGTCATTCCATGTCCAAAAGAACCACAAATATCAACTTTGCCAGAATCAATTAAATTACCATTTTTATAAACAACCCAAGAGTTATCACCTCCGTGTCCATCAATAATAATTGATGTTGTGGATTTTTTATCAAAAAACATTTCAACACTTAATGAATGGGCTAAATGATGGTCTAATTGAAATACGGAAGAATTGTATTTCATATTCGAGAAATCTTCAGGTAACAAACCAATACCATTTTTATAAAAACTACATAAACAAATTTCATCAATATTTTTTAACTCTATAGAATAGAAATTTTTTAAATAATTTTCATAATCTTTTTTTGTTTTTATATAATGATGTTTAATTTGTTCAATTCGTTCGGATTTCAAATAATGTAATTCTTCTCCATCAAAATATGATATAGAAGAATCGTGGTGGTGCTTATTATTCGCAAGAACTATCGACAAAAATTTCATAATAAAAGTTTAATAATTAATAAGCGCCTGGTTTTTTACCAATATTGTATTTTGGTACTAATTCCCATTCGTCTTTTTCTTTATGTGATAGTATCTTGATTTGTGATAGAAAGATTGGAGGTGGTTCTTCAATCTGTTTACTGTTTACCACTTTAATCAATTCCCAATCTTGTAATAGCTTTGTTATAGCATTCCTACGAGATAAATCATTCTCTGATATATCTGTTGGTTTACCATCTAATGCAAACAACTCTTTGAAATGTACGATGTAATAACGACCTTGCTTATGTAAAATATGGCAAGATTGATATAAAATTCTGTCCTTTTTGGATGCTACACCGATTCGTGTTAGTGTTTCACGGACTTTAAGGAAATCATCCTTTTCCGCTAGGGTAACCTCTACCAAATCTGTAATTAAAATCATGATTTGTTCACTCCGCCTTTTATTGTATTTGCTTTTATTTCAGCGATTTGTTCATCATTTAGAATCCGCAAAGCCTCTTTGGCTTTTTGATTTGAATAACCAAAATACTCCTTGACACATTCTAAATCCTTGTCGGCCGATGCTTTCTGCCACGGTTGAAATTTCCGTTTCATCGGTCTTATGGTATTTAGAAGGTACTGATATTGAAGGTCTTTATCCATTTCTGAATACAAATTCATTTCATTGGCATATAGGATACAATCCATATGATAGGACAAAGCACGATTCACAACAAAAGGTGTGTAATCTTTTACGTCTATTTCATCTTGTAATACATTCTTTTTGGTCTGAAGGATTGAGGGTATAATGTCTTTGAATAAATCAGGCATTATTTAAACTCACAGTCTACCATAATTTCAGTCAAACAGGCGACCATATTGATTTCATGGTCAGCAACAAATGCAGCTTGATATTGATACTTGGCAAGATGAAGAACCAACTGTGGAACTGCATTAGCTTTCAACTGTTCATATAATGTATCATACAACTTACGATATATCTTGGTTGGATCATTGTCTAGGTTGTTTGTAACCCACTTACGAACTGAACCAAAGTCTTTATCTTTTAACCCTTGTACCAAAGCATCAAGTTGTACATCAGTAACATTAGAAAGAATACCTTTATCAATAACACCAGAAACGGAGTAACGTTGAAGTTCATTTAATATCCTACGATTATCGGGGAAATGTTTAGTAATGACGGCAGCCACTACCTCTTTATCATATTTAATCTTTTCTTGTTCCAGAATCCACTCAACTCTCTTAAAGAATTGAGCAGCCATCTTTGCCTTGTTACCATTGATTTTGAAGTCAATGACTGAACACCGAGAGTGTATTGGATCAATAATACGATTCTTGAAGTTACAAGTAAAGATGAATGAACAGTTTGAGGAGAACTCCTCGATTGCACCACGCATTGCAGGTTGCGTGGAATTTGGATTTAGATAGTCCGCTTCGTCAATGATGACTACTTTTCGACCACCTGATAATGAGATAGACGAAGCATAATTTTTAATCTTATTACGAAGTACATCAATACCAGACTCATCAGAACCATTAATAACAATATAGTCACAGCCAACTTCTTCACAGAGGGCTTTCGCAATTGTTGTTTTACCAACACCTGCTGTGCCTGAAAGTAATAAGTTTGGTATTTCTTTTCTATTGACATACTCTTGAAAAGTGGTTTTGATTGCATCCGGAAGAATACAATCTTCCACTTTGGCTGGTCGATACTTCTCGACCCATAGTAAATGTTCCATTCAAAACTCCCATAATATAATACAGCTCAAAAATTAAATCAATACACCTTGTAATCGACCAATAGCTTCTAAGTAACTTTCAGTAACACCAACATTACCATTAACTAGATTAATTACTGTAGTTTCTAGGCCAGTCTCAGGATCTTTATTTGTAAATACACAAACAACTTTTGTTGGATTAATGGCAACAGACATACCACTAACGGAATCCGTAAAACGTAACAACTGCGACATATTAACCTCCAATTTTAGTGTGCTTAGTTTCAGATGCCATCCAATATTGGATGTTGTCTTTAGTATTCTTGAAGTGACTAATACCACCAAAAGAAACATTGACTTCATAACTACCAGGAATCATCTTAAAGTTTTCTGTGTTGAAAACAATTTTATACTTCTTACCTCCACCATCGAGACCTTCAATCTGCATTGAATTAACGTGAGCAGAATCATTTGATGCATCAAAGGTAACAATCTCAACTGCATCACCATCAGATTGAATGGCAATATGTGGAGAAGATAACACTTTAGCAGTATCCATAATCCAATGATAATCTTCAGCCTTCAAATTAAAAGTTACATCAACAGATGGTAATGTAATTGTTTTGTCTGGTGCAGATACAATCATGCTCTTGGCTGTTTTACGATACTTTACTTTGTTACGACCACTTGTAAAGACAACATTCGCATCATCAAAAACTAATTCTGGTTTGTCTTTGAATAAAGAATTTACCGATAAGAACTGGTTTAAATCATAGACACAAAAGGTTTCTGGAAAGTCATCTGTTAAAGTAGCTTCTGCCATTAATGCCTTACTGGAAGATACCGTTTTGATTGTCTTACCTTGTTTAAATTCCAAACCTTGATTGATGGTCGAAAAATTCTTCAACACATTTACGGTTTCATTTGATAGTTTCATTCACTTCTCCATTATTTAAAGAATACATTATATCATGTTCATACAAAAACATCAAGCAGCACAACGCATGTGCCAAGTGATTCTTACCGGTTTCTTGGTCATTCTGTTCTCCTTCTTTCCAAGCCCATAAATGCCGTTGTGCGGCATCAAAGTACCTACGCTTGGAATCAGGAACATATTTCCAATTATCCCGTTCATACTTCTGAGCACCAAAGGTAAGTACATCTACTGTTGCCTTTAATGCTAAAGGTGGTAACAAACCATATTCTAATTTGTCACCATCAAACTTACGACCACCTGTTTCAGCAGTCTGTGATGCTTTTACAACATCATCATATTTCATTACATTTCTCCGACAAAATTAGCAACAGCAGCCATATCTCCTTTGAAGTGATATGTGCCAATGTGCTCTGTTTTCATCCAAGGACATAACCAGATTTCACCACCCATCTTACGCCACATCTGACAGAACATATAATCTTCTGATAGATATCGGTCAGACCCACCACCTGTAATAGAATCTTTAGTGTCAATGACTGTATCAAAGAAGGCATGAATGTAACGACTGCCATCAAAGTGTGCTTGACCTACATGGTCTGGTTTGTAACGAATAGATGGATACTCTTGTTCCATCTTAGCAAATACTTCACGCTTCACCAACATGAATCCTGTTCCAATCTCCATCACTTTCAATGGATCTGTTACAGAAAATTGTGCTGTACCTTTGACTGGATTAAACACATAATCACCAGTAACTTTTTCTAACATATTCGGTTCAATATCTGGATTCTTCTTTAGTGCTGTCGCTACTGATTTCCACTTAATTGCTTTCTTTGGATAAGGACCACCAATAACATCTTTGTCTAAAGCTAATAAAGCTAACACATCTTGTGGACCAAAATTAATATCTGAATCAATAAACAACAAATGTGAACATTCAGACCTATGAATGAACTCATCAACAAGATAATTTCTTGCTCTGGTAATTAGGGACTCATTAAATAAGAATGAGAATTTGACTGGAATATTGTACTGCATACATACGCCTTGTAAATCTAAACAGGCTTTCATGTATAGGCCATGGTTCATACCACCATACATTGGTGTGGCTACAAATAGGCTTTTCTTTTGTAATTCTTCTTTTGAGATTGAGATTTCCATTTTAGTCCATTATAAAAAAATAAAAAAAGGGAGTATCGCTTCCCAGCGAACTCCCTATGCAACTTGCTGATTAGGCAGTAAGTGAATAACCAGAAGATAAAGCGGCACGAACTAATGCTTTAGTTGGTGTACCTAAACGATAGAAAGAAACTTTCTGACCGTCTACAACTTTGGTGTTTGTGTAAATTACGTTACCTTCTTGACGCAATTCATCGATTCGAGCAGCAACGTTAGTGATACCAAAACGACGCTGTGCTTGCTTAGTTGTAAAAGTGTTATAACCACTTGGTTGCTTTAGTGCGGCTAACATCTTCTCTTTTGCTGATAACTTCATATAGAACTCCTTGTTCATAATTTAAAAAATCCTCGCAATTAACGAGTAACACCATCATAACATTATATAGTATGATTGTCAAGCATACCTGTGGTACACTTGATTATCTGCCAACTTGTGTCAGATATTTTGCCTTGGTTTCTTCCCAAGACATTTTTATCAAGTCATCATAGAATAAGGCTTCATAAGAAACAGTATTCTTTTTCTTCAACATTGATATACGGCCTTTAGCATATTTGGTTTTCCAAATATTCGTCAAGGCTTCCAAACTAGTATCGAATGATTTTACTAGTTTATCATCACCAATCTCCTTGCGGAGATATTCACTGGTGTTGTCATAAAGAGGAGAGAAATAGATTCCTCTTTGATGTTCTGTTCTGGTTAATTCTTTTGCTATGCCAAGTTTAGGATAAGCAAAGTGTAATGACCTATTCTTATGGTCACGCTTTAATGGCAGTCCTTGTTTGTTCTTGGCTTCCCACCATTCAAAGTATTTTTTGGTGTGATTCTCTTTAATCCAATCAAATATCATTCTCTTAGTGGCTCTAGATGGTTCAAATGCCACGGAACCAGAGGAGAAACCCATTTTATTCCAATGTTCTAATCCATCATATTGAGAAAGACCATTAGACTTAGTATTGCCATAAAGAGAAGTAGTTGTAACTCCAACCAAGACATCTCCATATCTTTCCTTCCAATCTTTTTGAACTGTATCAGCAAGACATAACAATGCCAATAACTTTCCACCCATATAATTATAACCAAGAGGTTGTAATGGAACAATCGTAGACCCAATGGCAGTATGATTAATCATGCCTTGAGAAGTCTTAACATCTCTTGACCATCCAATTGCATTATCTCTTGGAGTTAAATCCAAGAAGTCTGATGATATACAAATAACCCCAAGATATTTGCCAGTAATTTCATCTTCAATTGTATAGAATAGGTTACGTCCAATGTTGGAGTTATTCTTCATTGTTGAAGTGAATGTCCTTATGGCATTCCATGTTTCAGCCAACTCACCATTATGTAATTTCATAACAGGCTTTAAGTTGGCATAATCATCAGGTTCTTTAGGCATCCAGAAATTATTTTTAACTTGATTAATAAGTTTTTCTTGTTCTGGATATACCATTTGAACGTCTTGGCCCCATAGAGTTGATACATTTTCTACAGGATATCTCTCTTTAATTTCACACCACTTTTGGTACAATGTATATTCTTTCACATCCATACCGGAAGCATATGTTAAATCTTTAGTTAGAACCTCAACTAGTTTTTCTTGGTCAATATGTTCATAGGTACCAAGAGGATTCTTTTCAATCCAAGCCTGCCATTGTTCTTCTACAAATTCAATAGGAGTTGCCATTATATGAGTTTTAGTTTCTTCATTAGTTTATTACGTTTCTTCATACCAGTCTGTAATGCCATTGGTTTCGCTATTTGAGTATACACTATTCCATTCATATGGTCAAGCTCATGTTGAAAACAACGAGCAGATATACCAGAAAATTTAGACTCTCTAAAGATTCCATTAAAATCTTGGTACTCAACATCAATGATTGCCGCTCTAGTAATATGTAATCCTAAAAAGGGAAAAGATAAACATCCTTCCGCTAAATGAACTTCACCATCATATGATACTATTCTTGGATTATAAAATGCCACATAGTTTTCTTCTGCGCCCATCACAAATACTCGATGTTTAAATCCACATTGATTGGCAGATAACCCAAAGCCTCGATGTAACTTACAAGTCTCCACTAATGTAGAAGCAAACTCATTTGGATTAACAGGAGGATTATCAAAGTTAAATTCTGGTAATACTTCTTTTAAAATTGGATGGTCCTCAGATACCAATTTAAATACTTTGGCTTGTTGTGGTGTTACGATTCCAGTTTTTACGGCATCTTCCGTATTAAATCTTATAATATCATCATTCGGCATAAATTTCTTCCTCATCTTCTTCTTCTTCTAAATTAAAAAAGGCAGTTAAGTTTTGTGAACTTAAATAGTTAATATTAATCTTATCGTCATTTTTACCAAAAATAATCAACTTGGCCATATCATCACAAATATCCTCAATGGAGGAAGGAATACATCCATATACTTTAACTTTATCATCAAAAGATTTTGAATTATTGTAATAGGCTGAACTTATTTTGTTGAGATAATCAAACCACAATCTTTTAAATTTTAAAACAGAATCTAAATAACATTTCTTTAAATCATATCCGTTTAATTTACTAACATAAATTACTAAACGAACTTCTTTACCTGGTTTCTGTTGTGCCAGTTCTGCAGCAGCAAAAAAGGCTTTAATTGGTGAAGAAGCAGCATAAGGCAGGTATACGACTGTTGAGGTTTCAACATAATTATTCATCTTTAACCAAGAAGCAGCTTCTCCTGGAGCCCAAGCAATTGGTAATAAACCTGATGTTTGTATTGCATTTTGGTGATGGTAAATCTTATAAGCTAAATCACTACGTTTTTTTGCCGAGAATTTGCCTTTACCACAACAACGATTAATCCATTCTAATATAGAATCATAATTTAATTCTAATTTATCGTCTGTTATGTGTCTATTGGCTATTGTTATAATATCAATTTCTTTAGTTAAACCTGCTGGAGCAGAATCGTCACCAGAATTTAATCTTAAACCATAATCTTCAATTTCAGTATCATCAATTTCAACCAAAACACAAATTCTATTCTTAATCTTTTTCTCATTTAAGATTTTGTCTTTTGTTCTACCGTCTAGAAGAACGAATTTTCCACCTAAAATAGATTTTACAAATATTAATTTTTCATATAATCTATAACCATTTTCTAAAATATCACTCTTTAATTTTTCATATTCAGAATTTAGTCCCTCAGCTCTTACTGATTGTGAGCTTCCATAACCATCACGAATAATTAAATCTTCATTTATTAAATGCACACCTTTGTAAACTAAAGATTTGAATTCAGAATTTGTATAATACTGTGGAAAAGAATCTGTTCGAATTAAAGATTCTGCTAATTGTCGGTGTTCTTCTGTGAAGTCGCCGTTTTTTTTGATGGGAATAATAAGATTCATACTGATGCCTTTTTTAAAGTTTAGTGTTTATTAAGTACTTTTCGGTTTTAACGAAATTAAGGTTTTATCCTTAAACTAAAGTATACACTATAAAACAACAAAAGGCAACACTCTTTGTGGTATATTTTATTCTACCTGACTAAAATTATTAACTTTCTTAAACTTGATTACTGACCGGAACTTATCAAACAGTTGGTCACCTTTATGGCTGATAACAAACACATTGGTGTCTTTATCCATTTCATGTAACAACTTCAAAAATTCATCTGTGCCTACAGTATCTAAGCTTGAATCAAACACTTCATCCAATATTAATAGGTTAGTGTTAGTTGAATTCTTCATTTTGGCAATTTGACGCCAAGTAAATAGTAATGCCAAATCAATCCTCATCTTCTCACCTTCAGAAAAGTTGGCATAACTAAAATCATCACGGTGTCTGGACTTAATTGATTCTTCAAAATTCTCATTAATATTAAAATTCACAAAGAAGTCCATGGCAGTTAGGTATTTGTTAATCAGTTTATTCATGATTGGTAAATACTGTTTAATGATTCTTGTTTTAATACCAGTATCTTTCAAAAGATTACCTGCATATTCCAAGTATTGTTTTTCTGATGATAGAACTTCTTGTTTTTTAACCAACACACCAAGCTCTACTTTAAGTTCTTTTAACTTGGCATTTTCATCTTCAAGATTATCTTTACGAGCAGATAAATCTTCAATCTCTTTTTGTAGTTTGATAATAAAAGCATTGACTGCTGTTATAGTGGAATTGTTTTTTACAATTTCATTATTATGTTCTTGTATATGCTTAACTATCTTTTGGATTTCTTCGATGCGTTCATTTGCCTTTTGGATTTTAGCCTCGATATCTTTAAGTCCAACTCCGACTTCTCCTTTTGTTTGATTGATTCCACTAAGTTGGTTATGTCTGAAGGTGTCAGCGATACCTTGTTTACAGGTTGGACAATCGTGGTTTTCTTCATAGAATTTATACTCCTTATCTAATTTTTTTAATCTAGATTCTAGTTTGGATTCTAACTGTACTAGTTGTGTACTTTTTTTCTCAATGGCAAGCTTGTCATTAATTTTACTATTTAATACATCAATATGTTTTTGTATTAACTCTATGTTCTTTTGTAAGGTAAATGTTTGGTCAATTGATTGTAGAACTTCTTTTTTCTTTTTTTCAATTTCGGTATCATTATGTTTCTTGTGTTCTTCTATGGCATCTTTTTGCATCTTAATTTTCTCTGCCGATAAATCTAAATCATATTTGTTTTTCAATGATTCATTTTTATTAATCGACATCTTCTCTTTAACAATACCATTCATTGATGAGAAAATACCAATATCTAATAGGTCCTCAATAATTGCTCTACGGTCACCAGGTGATAACTGCATGAACGGAACAAATGAGGCAGAACCTAAGATGACTACTTGCGTAAAAGACTTATAGTTTATTTTGAGAATAAATTTCTCTAAGTGGTCTTGGTAGTCTTTAGCTTTTGCATCTTGGTCTACTAACTGGTTATTACAATATACTTCAAATGTGTTTGGTTTAATACCACGAATAATCTTATACTTCTTTTGACCAATAGAAAACTCAACCTCAACCACACCTTGTTGTTGATTAATGGAGTTTAATAGATTGGGTTTATTGATTTTACGAAATGGTTTACCAAACAAACCAAAACATAAGGCATCCAACATAGTGGATTTACCGGCACCGTTATTACCTATAACAAGTGTGTTTGGTGATTTGGTTAGATTTAATTCCGTAAATGAGTTACCTGTGGAAAGAATATTCTTCCACCTTAACTTCTCAAATATAATCATGCTTGTTCTTGGTTTAAGGCCTCAACATATAATTCA